AGCAAGTTGACCTTGCTTCTTATTACATGATATTTGTTACAAGCACTCTGCGATAGTAAGCATTTGAGTTAACTGCAAGTGCACCGTTTGAAACATCAGGTGTACCAACAACTGACTTAGCAAATGGGTTTGCAACCATTCCGTAACGTGTCTTAAAGCCAATCTTAGGCTGGAATGTATCTTGGCCAACCGCACGAACCATCTGAAGTGGAACGTATGGGCAGTAGAAGATACCTGCGTCAAATGCATTTGAACCCTTATAACCAACAGTCATATAGTTGCCTGTGGTATATGGATCAATGTATACACGGAAGCGTCCGTTTAGAACACCAGCAAAAGTGTTGCCTGTATCATCAATCTGAAGATTGTTGCTATTAAGAGCAGGTGTATAATCAAGAACACCAGCCATCTGAAGAGCAGAAGCTACGTCAGAAGAACAGATGATGATGTTACCCTTACCACGACGTGTATCCTTAGCAATCTTGTTAGCTTCTCTTTCAAGCTGGAACATAAGACCCTTGAACTTTTCAACTGACCAACGGCCGTTTGAATCGGTATCAAGATCAAATGTTCCTGCTGTAGTAACTGTACCTGATTCAGCACCAGTAACAGCTGTAAGGTTAATAGAACGAACTACTTCACGATTAATTTCAGCAAGAATTTCTGACTGAAGAATGTTAGCAAGTTCTGTTTCAGCATCTAGACCATGAACAGCCTTAAGATCCTGAGCAAGTTCCATTGTGTATTCTGCCTTTAGAGCACGTGACTGAGCAGTTACAGAAACCTTATCAATTGAGAAGGCCATTTCTGGGAAAGACTCAGCAGCAACACCAAGTGCTTCTGAATTTGCTGTAGTCATACCACCCTTGAAGTTATATGAAGCAGCAGCTGCAGCAGGAACAGTACCTGTGTTGTTACCACCAATTGAGTTGGTTCCAGCACCAGCATGCTGATCAGTTGACTTCATTGTGTTTGCTTCGTCGTAGAATGCTTCTGTACCCTTTGCAGAGGAGTTTGCATACTGTGAACGCATTGCAAAGATAAGTCCTGTTGGACCTGTCATTGGCTGAACGCCGCAAACATCATATGCAATAAGGTTAGGCATTGAACGGCGAATAAGTGAGATTAGGATTGGATCATAACCAGCAACGCCTGTTCCACCACTAGCACCATAACCACCGGTACCAACTACGTTAGGACCTTCGTTAAGAAGTGATTGTGGATTAAAAGCTTGCTGTTCTCTTACTGCACGTTCTGTATTTTCTAGAAGTGTAGCAGTTACATAACGCTTATGGGCATCATTGATTCTTGGTAGATCAGCGTGCTCAAGAACTGGCTTCCACTTTGCAATTAATTCTTCATTAATAAGACTCATTTGTATCTCCTTTAGAGTTTAATTTATAATTATATTTATTAAAACTTATCTTTTGATGGATTTGGAAAGTGAAGAAACATACATTGCCATGTCTGGTTCAAGGTAAGGTGCTTTTTCAAGTTCATCTACACTCTCACTAAGAAGTTGATCTGGTGTAGCAACTCTCGTTTCGCTTTTTCCAGAAAAATATGTTTCCTTGATAATGGAAGCTTTCTTTTGAAATTCACTGACATTAGAATAATCTACAGCTTCAACTAGCTTTGTAAACTTATCCTTTTGTGTATCAGTCAAGCCTTCTGAAAGGCTATCAGAAATTTCTCTAACTTCCTTTTCACTAACTACTTTTGATAACTCGATATTTTTATCAGTTGTTTCATTGACCATTGCTTCCAATTCTTCAATTCTTTCAGCCATGGACTCAACAACATCAACTTGATCTTCTGGAATATCTACATAGTGATCTTCAAATAGTTCTTTTAGTCCTGAAAGGAATGACTCTGCAACTTGTGTACGAATGTTGTTATCTACTGCAAGTCTGTTCTCTGCAATCCACTCAGCAACTGCATAGTTAAGATAATTATCAATGTTCTCAACCATCTCATTCTTGATCTCATCAATTGACTCATCAAGTTGTTCTTCAAATGATTCTTCTAATTTTGCTGTCTCAATGGCAAGTCTTGTGGAAATAGCTGCTTCAAAAAGAGCTTCTGTCTTCAATCTAAAATCTTCTGAGAGGTCAGAAGAATCACCAAACATCAATGCAAGATCTTCCTTAACAGAAGGCATTGGAGCTGATTGTGCACTGCTAGACTTAATAGAGGCCTTATTCTTTGAGGAATTGTCGCCAGTAGTTTGTTGTGTTGATTGATATATTTCTTCTGGTGTTGCAGATATTGTTTCGACTGCCTGAGCAAGAGTATCTCTATCCATTCTAGATGCATAAGCTACCATCTTGGCAATCAAATCAGAACGTGAAGCAGACGTTCCTGCAGGGAAAGTAGAAGCTTGAATTGATTGAGCATCAGCTTCATCAAGTTCGTTTACTTCTTCTTCAATTTGGTTTAAATCTTTATCAGACATTATGTTCTCCTTGATTTATTTTAAATATTTATAATTCTTACAAATTCGAAAGAAAATGGTTGAAAACTCTTAGCTTGGCTTCTTCTAATTCTTTTTTGTTTATTTTAGATGAAGCCTCATCAATTGCTCTTTTTGCTTTTTCAAGTTCTTGAGTCCTTAGCATGCCGTTATCCCAAACCCACTCAACGCCTTCCATGATGCCATTTACAAAGGCATTTGGAGCGGATGGATCTGCAACAATATCAGCAGCGGTTGCAAGATAAAAATCATCCTGTACTACCTGCACACCATTTATTTCTTTTAATGATCCCATACCACGTGTAGATACACCAAGTTGAACACCACTCTCAATTAAGTTACGTGCAATCTCACCCATAGGAGTGTTTAGGATTTGAGCCTTACCCATAAAATCATTGCCTTCTTGTGTCAGGCTAACAATTCTATGTGATACTCTATCTAAGTTGATCGAAGGACCATCTGGGTGACCTAGTTCACCAAGAGCCCTACCCTTATTGACATAATCTTCATTGTATCTTTTAACTTCTCTTGCAACAGATTCAGAGCGATACATACGACCGTTTCTGTTCTTCACTTCTGTTTGTATGAACGGACCTTGGATATAAAGGTTTTTTTTACCTTCTACACCTTCTTCTGTAATATATCTAATCTGTTCATTAAGTTCTGTAATCAGTTTCATTAGATTAATCCCTATAAGCTATTGCTGCAGCTCTTACTGTAGAAACCACACCGTTTGCAGTATCAGTAGGATCTTTAACAATGAATGTAACAGAGTTTGCAAGTAGTGTGACATTAGCGTAAATGCCACCAGTAGTATTTGCAAGATTTAAAAGCGCCGTTCCAGTACCTGTATTAATCACTCTGATTAAATTTGCATTGCTAACAGTATTAGCAGTAGCTAAGGATACTTCTCCTGCTGTACCTCTTATTGGTTTAATGATACTTACCATCTTAGAACCCCTGTTCTTGTGCAAATTGTAGAAGAGTATCGATACCATCTGGGGTATCTAACTTTTCTAAGAATTTTTCTTTATTTGCTTCAGATAAACTCTCGTATAGTCTATTTAGGGTTTCTTCTGTTACCTTGATATCCTTTTTAGGAAGTGTCATATATTTAACTTCAGGACGTCCAGTCTTAGGATTAGTGGTAGTAACTGCTATTCTATCTCTCTTATCAGAAGCCTTTATTGTTCCGCGTGCTTCATCAAATTGTTCAACATTTTCTCTTTTCATAGAACCTAAAGAGATCTTAGGCTTTGCTTTTTCTGGTGGCTCACCTTTAATAGCGCTATGAAATGATGTATGTGATTTAGCAAGGCGAGATTCAAACTCTCCTTTTTGAATTGGCTTCATAGAAGAATGCATTTCTAAAGCCTTCTTTGCATGATCTATAGAGATATCTTTTTTAGAATTATCATTAAACTCTACAGGTCTTGCACCACGTAGATTGATAACCTTACGTAACTGTACAACAATATGCTCACGACCACCTTCATCATCAGCAGATGCATTTTTAGAAGGGCGACCTCTTTTTGCTTCATCAAGCTCTGTTTCTTCACCCATTCTATTGATGAATTGACCATAGTTAGAAGCCATTGAATTTGATTGATTATATTGTTCAGGATCAGAAGGTGGCTCATCTTTATCAGAGTACATCATGTAATCGTGTACTGCATCTACATAATCTTTAGCACGTGAGATTTTAGATTGAAGCCATGCTTCCATTTGAGTGTTGTTGTCTAGCATATCAGCAATAGTTGCAGCCTTATCAGCAATGGCATTTAATTCTGCTTTTGCCATCTGACCTTCATAATCCATCTCTGCTTCTTCTTTCATTGCTTCTTTCTTTTTTTTAAGAAGTTTGAAATCTCCAGCATCAATCTTGTTATTTTTATTAGCATCAATCTTGTGTTGATTGCCTTTTAGCTCTTCAGCTACTTTTTTAGCAGTTGCTGTTGCGATAGGGAAAGCTTTGTCCGGACCCATGCCTCTGCGCTTTAATGCCTTAACAATCTCTTCTCGCTTTTTCATTTCAGCAGGCGTCAGATGTTTTTCTTCAAGCTCTTCTTCTACCTTGAGAGTCTTGTCATATGCACTTGTAGACTCGTCACCCTCATATGATGCTGTAGAAGGATCCAATTTACGCTCTGTGCCTTTAAAAAGAAAGTCTTGATCAGTTACTCCAGGAACAAGATTTCTATTAGCTGCTACAGGACCATGAAGAGCTTTGAAATTTTGCTCGCCCTTTGAAAGTGGTTGTGCAACCTCATCTATCTTTGTTTTAAGCGTCTTCATTGTCGGTCCCTTCGATTGAATCTTCTAATTCTTCTTCTGATTGAGGAGTTTGATTTTCAATTTCACCGGCAGTAGCACCAAAAAGACTTGCAGAAACATCTGCATACATGTTTTCTAATCTATTAGAAATCCTAGATTGCATCTCTACATCTAAAGCAGGCTTTAGATTGACTGAATCTTTATTCCATGCATAAGCTAAAATATCTTCTACGTTACTCATAATTCCTCCAAAAATCTATATAATATATTTATAATCATTGCTTGTTGGCGTCTTGCTGTTTATCATTTTGTTTGTTGTTAAACGGCTGTTGTTGTTGTGGTGGACCTACATCTTG